ATGGACGATATCAGAGAAGGATATATTGTTGATTATGTATCCGGGGTACCGATAAAAGAGACACCAGAAGAGATTGAAGCGGTTCAACCTTTTTCTAAGATTCTTGTCTCTGACTATGGATATCCTAAGGAGTGCGTTCATACACGTCCTCAGTATCGTGTTAAAGTGCGACCTTCGGATGTTAAGAAAGAATATCCCGTTGATATTGCTGTATTTACAAGCGCTGCGCATCATGAGGATACTGTATATATTATAGTTGAGTGTAAGAAGAAAAATCGAAAAGACGGACGGAGTCAACTTGAAGATTATCTGCGTTTTTCAAAAGCATATTTAGGCGTCTGGTTTAATGGTGAAGAGCGTCTTTACTTACATAAGACCGAAAAAAATGGGAAAATATTGTTTGAGGAAATTCCCAATATACCTCGTTATGGTGAGCGGCTCGAAGATATCGGGAAATTTAAAAGACGCGATCTTCGACCGGCTGAGAATCTCAAGCCAACTTTTAAGACCATTCGCAATTATTTGGCTGCAAATGCTGTTGGTATTACTCGAGACGAAGTTTTTGCAGCTCAAATTATTGATATAATCTTTTGTAAAATTTATGATGAGCGATTCACAAAACCAGATGATACAGTAAGGTTCAGGGCAGGACTCAACGAAAGTGACGAGGTAGTTAAAAAACGCATTTTAGAAATTTTCGAACAAGTCAAAAAGCAGTATAGTGACGTTATTGATATCGACGATTCAATTATTTTAGACGCGAAATGTTTGAATTATGTTGTTGGTGAGTTGCAGCTTTATAGTCTAAAAGACAGTTCGCGTGATGCAGTTGGTGAAGCGTTTGAAATCTTCATTGGCCCTTCTCTCAAGGGGGCTCAAGGGCAGTTTTTTACGCCACGAAATGTAGTTAACATGGTCATAAATATGATTGATCCTGATATTAACGAAAAAATACTTGACCCTGCTTGTGGAAGCGGTGGTTTTTTGGTTGAATCATTAAGGTTCGTTTGGAACAAGCTTGAAAACAAAGCACTTGATCTAGGATGGCCTGATTCTGAAATTGAAGCTGAAAAGCAGAAAGTTGCAATAAAGAATTTTCGGGGTATTGACAAGGACAGCTTTTTAAGTAAGGTAGCAAAGGCATATCTGGCAATTTTAGGTGATGGACGTGGTGGCATACATTGCGAAAATAGTTTGGAAAACTTCTCAAATTGGGGTTCAAAAACTATTGAAGACGTGCAAGTGGGTACATTCGATGTGATAGTAACTAATCCACCATTCGGTAAAAAATTAGCTATTGATGATTCGGAAATATTAGGTCTTTACGATTTGGGTCACAAATGGACACAAGATGATGAAGGGGAGTTTTTCAAAGGTGAGCTCGTTGACAAACAGCCGCCTCAGATATTGTTTGTCGAAAGATGCTTTCAGATGTTACGGGATGGTGGCCGCATGGGAATTGTGTTACTAGAAAGCATTTTTGGCATGCCTAAATATCAATACGTTGTGAATTATATACGCAGTAAGGCAAAAATACTTGCTGTTGTCACATTGCCTGAAGACTTATTCCAACCACATACTCATGCAAAATGCTGTGTCCTAATTTGCCAAAAATACGACAAAGGTGAAAGTGTTAACTCCTATGGAGACTATGATATTTTTATGAGTGATGTAAAGTGGTGTGGTCATGATAGTAGGGGTAATGTAACTTATGAATTCTTAGATAGTGGAGAGAAAGTTGTACTGGATGAAATACCGCTTGTTGCAAAAAAATACCATGAAGTGAGGCAGCCGTATGCTGGCATACAAAATAAATAGCAAACAGATATCAAAAAACATATTCATTCCTAAATACTATGATCCAGAATTACGCGAGCAAATATTTGCACTCGACCAAACACACGATTTATACAATCTTGGAGATCTTATTAAATCGGGAAAAATCGTCGTAAGGACAGGACATGAAATAGGAAAAATGGCTTATGGAACCGGTAACATTCCATTTGTTAGAACTTCAGATATTTCGAATTGGGAAATTAAAGCAATCCCCAAACAGGGCGTCTCCGAAGAGATATTCCAACAATATGCTCAAAAAGAAGACGTGCAAGATGGTGATATTCTACTTGTTAGAGACGGTACTTATTTAATAGGTACCAATTGTTTGATAACGAAAATGGATATGCCGATGCTCTTTCAATCACATATATTGAAATTTAGAATTTTGGATAAAGACTACATAAATCCTTACCTGTTTTTCTTATCACTCAACTGTTCTCTTGTTCAGCGCCAAATAAAAAACATGCAATTTACTGCAGATATTATTGATACACTGGGAAATAGGTTCATGGAGCTAATTATACCAATCCCAAAAGACAAGTCACGAAAAAGGGATCTGATATTTAAAATGTCTGAGGCATTAGAAATGCGCGTAAAACATAAAGCGGCAATAAAGCAGATGCCAATTTTACTTGAACATGTTCTGGAACACGGAGATCCAACGATATTTGATGATTTTTTCAAACAAACCGTTAGTGATATCATCAAAGCTCTCATACAAGATACCATAACTTTAGAATTTGGCGAATTCTCTGCATTCACGATAAAAAGTAGTGACATTTACAGTAACATATATTTGCCGAAATACTATGATCCTTCGATAATAAACATATTGGAATCGTTACGATCAAGCTGTACTCTGCGTAGTATAAATGACTTAGTTGAGACAGGAGATTTAGAGATATCGACGGGTGATGAAATTGGGAAAATGGCATATGGGACCGGTGAAATTCCTTTTGTAAGAACGTCTGACTTCTCGAACTGGGAAATAAAAGCCGATGCCAAGCAAGGCGTTTCTGAAGATATCTATAAGCAGTATTCTGAAAAGGAAGATACCCAAGCAGGTGATATTCTCCTTGTTAGGGATGGAACATATTTAGTTGGAACATCGTGTATAATCACTGACTGTGATACAAAGATGTTGTTTTGTGGCGGACTTTATAAAATACGAACTAAAAACGTGGAACTTCTCGACGAATATCTACTACTCGGACTATTAAATTCTTACATTGTCAAAAGACAGATTAGAACAAAACAATTTACCCGAGATGTAATAGACACATTGGGAAAACGCTTAGGCGAAATTATTCTACCAATACCAAACAACCCAAATGTCAGAGTAGAAATATCGAACCAAGTGAAAGCTATTGTAAATAGTCGCATTGAAGCGAGAGAAATTATTTCGAGATTATCAGCTTGTATTTGCTCGTGATCAGGAATCGAGGTATGGTCCATTCTTATTGTATCTTAAGAAACAGGAAATTTAAATGGTGGGGGTCTAGTAAGTGATGGCCGCGATTTCTGTGAGATGTATTAGGCCAACACGTTACCAATGATATTCATATTATGATTATTGGATTATTTATAATTAAATATTGTCAGATAGCCTCACTTTACAACATCATGTTCAGTTATCCAAAGTTATAATGAACCGCTGTTTTTTCATACGTTTTCATAGCGCTTATTGAAACGCCTTCCTCACTTTCTCCGCATCCTTCATCTGCGTCTCATCCGCGAGGTGCGTGTAGATGCGCAACGTAGTTGCCGGATCTGCGTGCCCTAGGTACTGTTGCGCGGTCAGAACATCGGCTCCCGCACGGTAGAGAATGGATGCGTAGTTATGCCTGAAGTAATGCGGCGTGAGAATCGAGCCTTTCCCGTCGTTCTCAATGCCCGGCATGGCTTTGAGCAGTGAGGTCTGTATCAACCGCCAGCGGCGGATGAAGGTTGCCTGTGACCAATACTCTCCGCTGCGCGGTGCGCGGATTATGTAGCCTTTACCAATTTGGCGGTGCTGCTGAAGCATCGTCATCAGCGTATCTGGAATCGGAACAGTTCGCACGGAGGTTGGTGTCTTGACCGTTCCAACGTCGCCGGTAACAAAGTCGATATCCCGTTCTACGCGGAGGGTGCGCGCGGCAAAGTTGATGTCCGACCAGCGCAGCCCTAGCGCCTCGCCGCGACGTAGGCCGGTATAGAATAGTAGCGCGACCAGCAGGCCGTCTTGTTGGTTCTCGATAATGGTTTGCACAGCGGCCGTCTCCTGCGCCGTTAGCGCGCGGCGACTGTTCCGCTCCGACCGCGGTTGCTTGAGCGCCTCGGCGGGGTTGCGGTCAATGATTCCCTGCGCGGTTGCGAGCGCAAAGCAATTGGTCAATACGCTCATGATATAGCCGGTCGTGGTCTTTCCGCGTCCGGCTTGTTTGTTCATGAAGGCTTGTAACTGCAGAGCCGTAATGGCGCGCATTTGTTTATCGGCAAATATCGGAAAGAGATGCTTGTTCAGAACTGTGCGATAACTCGCCTTGGAGCTTGGGCTGAGAGCAGGCTCCTTGTAGACGCGATACCAATCGGAAACGAAATCTCCAAATAAAATATCGCGGCGAACCGCGACAGCTCCATTGATATGTGCCCGACGAATTTCTTCCTTGTTCGCCTCGAGCTCTTTCTTGGTTCGACCATTTGCCCATTTGTAAATCGCGTTTCCGTCTGCGTCATGCCCGACGGTGACTTGCGCGCGCAGGCGTTTCTTCTGTACTGCCATTGTGCTTCCCTCCTCAAATATGGTATATTGAGGGCGCAGAAAAAGAAGCTCTCATCGGTTTTTCATCTGCACCCGCCGCTTTGGTGTTAGCGCACCATGGCGGCTTTTTTATAATTAGTATTTGCTTTCTGCGTGTTTATAATTCACCCCGATTGATTCAATCGCGGAGCTTGGGATGTCAATAGTAGTTCCATCCGTATACTCTATTTCAATCTCCTGTAAAACGCATGAAGCTACTGTCGGATTATACCAGACCGTTTCCCATGTTCCATGCATTTTCTCAAAAGGTTCACCTGGGCCTGTAAGCTTCAGTCTTGAAGTACTTTCGTTTCTTATTTCACACCAAACCTGGTCATTCACGGCATTGTATGGGGTTACTATGTAGGTAATATATTTGATAGTTCGCTCAGTGTTGTTACACGATGATACTGATATATCAACTCCATCCGCGGAATTGGGCTCATATAGAGTTACTATGATGTCCGATAATGCGGTTGTTGCTTCAGCCGATGGTGGTTGAGTTGGTTCAGGTGTAGCTAATTTGTCAACAACCACCTGCAAGTCTTCTACTTGTTTTGATAAGTTCTGATTCTCAAGTTCCAAAACGGCGTATTTCGAGCGGAGTGTCTCATAAGTACTCATTGAAACGCAGCTTGTACACAACATCATGACCAAAAGAACAAGAGGAATTAGCAATCTCTTCATGTTAAAACTCTCCTCAAAATTTACTTGTTCAACACTTGTATCAAAACTTTCTTGGGAAACTATTTTAATACGCTTGTAAATCCGACCGCTTTGCCGATGATGCGCGCGGTGTGATCACCGTTGATGATGATTGGCGCGTATGAGGGATTCTCTGACATCAAAACAAGATAGTCGCCGTTGTGGTAGACACGCTTGAGCGTAGCACTCTCTTCGTCGATGATGACCGCGGCGATTTCGTTGTTCTCCACGTCCGGTTGCTGGCGGATGTACACAACGTCGCCGTCATGGATTCGCGCGCCGACCATGCTGTCGCCCTTGCAGATCAGCGTAAAGTCGCAGTGGATATTGTCCGGCACATCGTCGTAACCATCCACGTTCTCAACCGCGAGTATTGGATCACCGCAGGCGATCGCTCCAAGGCGGGGCTTTTTTGTCGTGCGCGGAATCGGCAGCACCCCGGGGAGTGTCATGATTGACTTCGCGCCTTCATCGGAAAAATCGTCGAGTGTGAGGTCGAGCGCCTTTGCGATTGCCCGAACGGTTTCTAGGCTCGGTTTCTTTGTCGCACCCGAAGTAATCTTGTCGAGTGTCGGCTTTGGAACGCCGGACATGCGCGAGATATCCTCGTTTGTCAGGTGGTTTTTCTTCTTGTACGTGCTGATAATTTCATATCCCATAATCTCACCTCGTAAACAATATAGCGCTTTGCGGTAGTAGTGTCAAGAATTATATAACCGCTGATGGTAAATATAATTTTCATAGATCGATTGACATTCATCACGAGCGGTGATAGATTAATAACAACAAAATAACCGAAGGCGGTGAATAGCTTGCGTAAAGCGAAATATCGTGTACTTTTGGCACTGATCAATGACCGCGGAATACGAAAAACCGTGATCGCACGGCGACTTGGTATAACATCAAAGACGCTCTATTTGAAGCTCCGCGGCAAAACCGGATTCATCTACGAAGAAGCGCGAATCATTCAAGAGGTGTTCTTCCCCGACATCCCGCTGGAAAGACTGTTCTCGGTCAGCGAAGGCGATTACATATCGTAAGGAGTTGCGCGTATGGAGACAGCAAGAGTCGATTTTGATGAATTGAAGGAACAACTCTCGACAGCAATTGAGGGCTTGAGCACCGTGTCGCGCGCAGTCGGACAGATCACAACACGACTGCACGCGGCACAGGGCAGCAGCTCTGTTGGTGAATCCTGGGTGCGCACATGGGGCGAGACGCTGCCGAAGAAGGCTGCGGCAAAGATGCTCGGTGTGAGCGTCACCTATCTCAACAAACTGATCAGCGTCGGCGGGATCATCATCACCCCGGACGGTCGCGTGGTCGTCCGCTCCGCGGCTGACTGGGCGAATCACAACTCGAGTAAAGACAGCTCACCAAAGAAGAAGTGGCGAGTTTAAGCACAACATGCTCACTAGATTCTTATAATTGCAGTGCGACTGAATTCCGATAAGAACTGTGCCTGCCCTAGAGGTATGATGCACAGTGGCGATAGAGAAGGAGATAACCATGAACAAGATTATAATCATCGGAAACCTGACCGGAGAACCGGAGCTGCGTTCCACGCCGAGCGGCATTACAGTGTGCTCGTTTACGATCGCCGTCAACCGGCGGCATGAGGATAAGACCGGCGAGCGGCCGACGGACTACTTTCGCATCAGCGCTTGGAGGCAACTCGGCGATAGTTGCGGGCGGTTTCTCACCAAGGGACGCAAGGTTGCTGTCGTTGGCGAATTGCAAGCAAAACAATATGACGCGAAGGATGGTTCCGCGCGAATGTCTCTGGATGTGCAGGCGGACGAGGTGGAGTTTCTCTCGCCCAAACAAGCCGCGCCACAGAGCGAAAACGTGCCCGCCGCAGACGACTTTACCGACATATCGGCTGACGACATTCCGTTTCAAAAATGAGTGTGATGCCGTGCACGCTAGAGTCAAGAAGCTGCTGATTCCAACCCGCTCAAAATTGAGCGAGTTCAAATCGAGGGCGGACGTGAGGCGCTCCGCAAGCGGCTTGAGTGTTGCAGCATCTTCACTGAAGGTGTTTACTCTTACACGGTAGTCAAAAACGTCTACCGTGAAGACAGAGAATCAATAGTTCAATTTGAGGTGAACCATGGCGAGGGAGTATTTCAATGCCTATCACAGCTATCTAGAGGCCATCGAACCGCTTAACGACGCAGAGCGTGGGCGACTTTTCACTGCATGCCTATATTACAGCATGACGGGCGAAGTGCTAGAGCTCCGCGGAAACGAGCGCTTTGCATTCGCTGGCATGAAGTCGCAGATAGATAGGGATTCGAAGCAGTACGAGAACCGCTGTGAGACGAACCGAAAGAACGGATCGCTCGGAGGTCAGTCGAAGCTAAGCGAATGCTACCAACCGCTACCGAACGCTACCGAACGCTACCGAACGCCCCCCAAGGAGAAGGCAAAGGAGAAGGAGAAGACGAAGGAGAAAGAGAACGGTAATAGCGCGGACAAGCCGCGCCGCTTCACCAAACCCACGGTGACGGATATTCGTGATTATTGCCGAGAACGACGAAACGGCATCGATGCGCAGCGGTTCTTTGACTTCTACGAGGCGAAAGGGTGGCGTGTCGGTAATCAGCCGATGAAAGACTGGCAGGCTTCGGTGCGGACATGGGAGGGCCGAGAACCGGCAAAACCGCCGGATTGCGGGACATCGAATCCGTTTAAGCGAATGTTGATGGAGGAGGAAAGGCAAAATGGACAAAGTGGCGAGCATGAAGATTTTAGCAGTACTGCGGATAGCCTATCCGGGTTTTTATAAGGGCATGAACGCAAAAGATCACAGCGATACGGTGGTTCTCTGGGCGACGATGTTCCCGGACGACCCGTTTGAATTGGTCAGTGCCGCGGTGAAGACTTTCATCGCTTCAGACGAAAAGGGTTTCCCTCCGCACATTGGAGCCATCAAAGCGGCGATTGCGAAACTGATGCAACCGGATGCGTTGACCGAGGCCGAGGCATGGAACATCGTCCGCGGCAAGATGAGCTGCTACGCCACACGCGCGGATTTTCTCTCCCTGCCCACTGTGATCCAGCGCGCTGTCGGTAGCGCTTCTCAGCTTTGCCAATGGGCGATGACGGACATGGAGAGCATGCCAGTGATCCAGTCGAACTTCATGCGCTCGTATCGGGCGGCGTTGGAGTCAGAGCGTCAACGGGCGAAGATTCCGAAGGATGTGCTTACGTTGATGGAGGGCAACAAGCAGGTGATGTTGTTGGGGCGGGAGGCAGATGCCGGGTGCGAGGCGGATACGTGGGAATAAAGAAAACCCGCAATCGGTTATCTCTGGGCTCCAATTGCCCTCTACAACCAATCGCGGATTTGCAAACATCATATCGCGACAGGGGTTACCTGTCAACGAGAAAGAGAACAACTTGACGATAGATGACCTGAAAAATGTGCGCCGGCAGAAGCTGCGCGTGGAATCGTTGCAGGAGCGCATCGAGCGGCTCCGTTCGCGCGCGGAAAACACCCAGCAGCAACTTGGCGAGTGCGGTCAAAGCGATCCGACGCGGGATCGGCTGGCGGAGTATGTAGCTGAGCTTGATGGGGTTGAACGACAATTGACCGGTGAGATGATCGCGCTAGAGAAGCAGCTTGTCATCGTGGATGCGGAGTTGGCAAAGTTGCCAGAAAGTCAGGAGAAGGTGTTGAGGTTAAGGTATGTTGAAGGGATGAGCTGGAAGAAGGTGGCTATTAAGAGTGCGTATTGCGAGAGGCAGTGTAGGCGATTAGCACAACGCATAGATCAATAATTACTATCGTATATAGAACCGACGATATATTTATGGAATGGACTAGCAAATAAAAGGTCGTGGACGTTTTTCTCTTGGATCAAAGTAGGCTTTGATACAATTTGCATTTCTGACGCAAATCTGGATGTGAGTTTCTTTTCTAAAAAATGCGCCAGGATATATAGGTTCCCCTTCGAGGAACAACCCTCGAACAGTATCATAGGGAGTAAATTGTTCAGGTTGCTGACAAATATAAGTGTGAAGAGTTTCAATAACGGCCCTATCTAACTCGCGCAAGGGCTTGTCATCCGAGGAACCCTTATTCGTTGGGATTTCAGCGAGTGCTGCTTCAGCTGTATCCCTCAGAAAATCATAGGCTATTTTAATTCGATCTATGTGAATCGAGTCCATCAAGTTCAAGCAATTACCCAAATCAATTACGGCACCAATAACCGCAGGGTCAGTAACCTTATACTTTGAGGACTTGTTCGGGCGAGCACGTGCCATCTCGGCCCATGCAAGTGCTCTTTGTGGATTCTGTTCCCAAAAATAAATGCCACTCCCAAGCCAGTCGTAAATATTCGTACTTGGTTGGAGGTCAGGTTGAGAACCACATAAAATGGCTTCCTTGGTTTTTCTATCACAACCATGGAAGCCAAAAACGAATGACGGGAGTTTGGAATACATAAATCACCTTTTTTTCAAAGTGCCATTCGAATTGTACATACTCAAAAAAGAGAGGAACTGTCTAGCTAATTCAGGATCTTTCCTAATGGAAGAATGATGCATAGAATTTTCGAGTAGCTTTGTCTCTTTAATGATTTTTATTCTTCCGGTATCCACGCAAGCACCACTTGCAGTACGACCCATAAGCACCCTCCTTTATGATATTCCAATCTAACAATATATCAATTTTTACGTAAATATACGAGGATCATACTACTTTGCCCAAAGGTCTGTCAATATAGTATATTGTCCGTCGATGTCCTCTTCTATCTGATATAATTATAACATAACAAAAATGACTTGGTTATTAATTTAACGCCACAACGGCGTCATTTTTGTTTTTGGAGGAATCACATGCAAATCACTGATAAATTCGAGATCGTTCCGGTTGCTGAGATCAAGCCGGACGAACGCAACGCCCGCAAGCACAGTGACGAGCAGATCATGGAATTGCGGCGTTCGCTGCGTGAGTTTGGTTTCGTCAATCCACTCTTGATCGACAAGGACAAGAAGATCATCGCGGGACACGGGCGTCTCGTCGCGGCTATCGCGGAAGGCATGACCGCAGTGCCGTGCATCTTTGTCGAGCACCTCACCGAAGCACAGCGCCGCGCATACCTAATCGCAGACAACCGGCTTGCAGAGCACGCGACGTGGGACATCAATCTACTGAACGAAGAACTGAAGTTCCTGGATGATCTCGGCTTTGACGTGACAATCACCGGATTTGATCTGCCGGAGCTGGAACAGGAAGCCGTGGACGACGGATACGAGCCGGAGCTGCCAACGACACCAAAGAGCCAAGAAGGGCAGATCTATCGTCTCGGTCGGCATCGGCTCATGTGCGGGGATAGCACGGAGGCGGTGCACGTCGCGCTCCTCATGGACGGCACGCAGGCGGATCTCCTGTTGACCGATCCACCGTACAACGTGGACTACAAAGGCAAAACGAAGGAAGAGTTGACCATCGAAAACGACGCGCAGTCGGACGACGCGTTTCTTGAGTTTCTTGTTAAGGCTTTCACCAACGCACAGGAGCACATGAAACCGGGCGCGGTGTTCTACATCTGGCATGCGGACTCAAACGGGTACGTCTTCCGCGCGGCGGTGCAGGAAGCAGGGTTGACCGTTCGACAGTGCCTGATCTGGGTGAAGAACTGCATGGTCATGGGCCGGCAGGATTACCAGTGGAAGCACGAACCGTGCCTCTATGGCTGGAAGGAAGGCGCAGGCCACCTATGGGCGAGCGACCGCAAGCAGACAACCGTGCTGGAGTTCGACCGGCCGACACGCAGTAAAGAGCACCCAACCATGAAGCCGATCCCGCTGTTCGATTACCAGATGCAGAACAACACCAAGGGCGGCGATATCGTTCTGGACCTCTTCGGCGGTTCGGGTACAAGCATCATCGCAGCGGAGCAGAACGGCCGCATCTGCTACTGCATGGAGAAAGACCCGCGGTATGTGGACGTGATCATCGACCGTTGGGAGAAGTTCACCGGGGAAACGGCGGTGCTTGTCAATGGTTGACGTCGCAGGACACAGGGCAAAGCTCAAGCAGGTAAAGGCGGAATATCAGCGCGCGAGCGGATATCGCCGCAAAGACCTCGGCAGGTATATCAAACGCCTACAGAAGGAACTAAACGAGTGCAGCGCACATATGAACGGCACATACGGAAAGGCGAGAGCTTGAGCAGGATCGTTCACGGCGACGCATGCATCCGGTGCGCTTGCGCCGCTGACGACGACGGCGTGCTGTACTGCAGCGAGGACGTGTGCATCAGGGAAGGGAAAGCAAGTGTCGACGAATCCTGCGTACAACAAACAGCAGCACCGTGATTGGTCGGTAGCGGTCATGCGCAGGGATAAGTATATCTGTCAGGACTGCAAGCGGTACGGCAGGATGAGAGCCGCGGACATTGCACACCACATCGAACCGATCAGTGAGCGGCCGGACCTCGCGTACAGCATCCGCAACGGCATCGCGCTCTGCCACAAGTGTCATAGCAAGCGGCACCCGGAGAAAGGCGGCAGGCACTAGGCCCCCCCGGTCAGTGCAATCGATAAAAAAGATGTCGCTACCAGGGGCCATCCCCTTTTCCAAGTGTGCGCGAAGTATGAAGGGGGTATAGGGAAAAACTCCCTGAAAAAAGGAGGGTGAAACAACATGCCCAGACCCCAAAAAACATGGACGGCTAGGGACTTTGAGCAGTTCGAAGCCCTCTGCAAAATCCAGTGTTCCAAGGCGGATATTTGCGCCGTTATGGACGTCTCGGAAAAGACACTTGACCGTATCGTTCGGGATAAATACAAGTACACGTTCGAAGGGGTGCAATCCCGCTTCCGGGCATATGGAAAAGCATCTCTGCTGCGGTCTCAGTTCAAGCTCGCGGAGCGTAACCCCAGCATGGCGATCTGGCTCGGGAAACAGTACCTCGGTCAGCAAGACCCGTCCATGCGGCGGCCGCCCGGCGCGGATCGCGACGTATCGCAACTGGACGCGTTTCTAGATGAAGCCGACCGGATATGACGTCGTAGTCGAATATGCCCGGAACATCCTGGATGGACGTAAAATCGCCTGCCGGGAGAAGATACAGGAGTGCGAGCGGTTCTTCCGCGACCTGGATAACCCTGCCTACGAATTCGAATGCAAAGACCCTGAGTTCGTCATCCGCTTCATCGAAACATGTGTCAGACACAAAGAGGGCGAATCGCTGAAGGGTGAACCTCTGCTCGGTAAACCGCTATTGCTCGAACCGTGGGAGAAGTTCATCGTCTACAACTTGCTCGGCTTCCGGCTGAAGGGAACGAAGGAGCGCCGCTTTAAAGAGGCGTTCCTTTTTGTTGCGCGCAAGAACGGCAAAACTCCGTTTTCTGCGGCGCTTGCCTTAGCGCTTGCATTTCTCGAGCGGCGGAGCGGCTCGCGCATCTATATCGTCGGCGCTGCGCTCAAGCAGGCGCGACAGGCGTTTGACCATATCCTGTTCAACCTCGATCAGATGAGCGAGCTTCGGAAGTTCCGTGTGCTGGACAACAATGCGGAACACTCGATTACGCGCACTTTTATAGATAGCGGGCATGTCTCCGGCTCGCTCCGCATCGAGGCGCTTGCGGCCAACCCCGACAAGCAGGACTCGCTGGTGGCAAACATCCAGATCTGTGACGAGCTGCACGCATATAAAAGTGCCAAGCAATATAACGTTATCAAAGAATCGGGGAAAGCTTACAGCAACCGTCTCTGCATCGGGATCACGACCGGCGGCGACAACCCGACCGGATTCTGCTACCAGCGGCTGCAATACTGCCGGCGCGTACTGAACCGGACGTGCCCGGACGAACAGCTCTTTATCTTCATCTGCAAAGCGGACGAGGACCTCAACGGCGACGTGGACTACACCAGTGCCGCCGAGCAGGAAAAGGCGAACCCGAACTACGGCATCTCCATTCGCCCGGTCGAGATCATGGACGACGCGATCCAGGCGCAGAATGATCCGCAGCAGCGGAAAGACTTTCTCGCCAAGCGCCTGAACATCTTCACGTCCGCCATGAAGGCGTACTTCGACATCGAGGAGTTTAGGCGAAGCGACGCAGAGTACAGCTGGACGATAGAGCAGCTATCAAAGCTCCCGATCCGCTGGTACGGCGGCGCGGATTTATCGCGTCTGCACGACCTGACCACCGCGGCGCTCTACGGCACATACAAGGATGTGGATATCGTCATCCCGCACTGCTGGTTTCCCATCACGGCGGCATATAGAAAAGCAGACGAAGACAACATTCCGCTCTTCGGGTGGAAAGACGATGGCTGGCTCACCATGAGCAACGCACCCACGGTCAACCACGCAGAGGTTGTGAACTGGTTTAAGCAGATGCGCGCGGCAGGATTTTCCATCGCGGAGATCGGCCACGACCGCAAGTTCTGCCGGGAATACTTCATCGGCATGCGCTCGGCAGGGTTCAAGATCATCGATCAGCCGCAATACTTCTACAAAAAGTCGGAGGGCTTCCGGCACATCGAGGTCAAGGCAAAGAACCGGCAGCTGTACTACTGCCACGCGGCTCCGTTTGAGTACTGCGTGCAGAACGTGCACGCTATCGAGAAGACCGATGACATGATCCAGTACGACAAGATCGAGCCGGAGCAGCGAATCGACGTGTTCGACGCGTCCGTGTTTGCGTGCGTACGGATGCTCGAATCGCTCGAGCGCAGTCGCAAGGCCCAGAAATGGCTGGAGGAAGAATAGATATGGCAAAGAAACGCGCGCGGCAGACACGCGCACCAACCCAACTGCGAACCGTGAGCGGTCTGACGTGGCTGTGTTCGCCTGATACGTATAACCTCCTGACCGGGTACACACCTCTTTCGGAGAACCCCGAAGTCCAGACGGCGATCCAGCGCATCGCGGATCTGGTCAGTTCCATGACGATCCACCTCATGGAAAACGCGCGGGATGGCGATAAGCGCATCAAAAACGAGCTCTCCCGCAAGGTGGACATCACGCCCTGCAAATATATCACACGGAAAGCGTGGATCGAGACCATCGTCAAGGACATGATCATCGGCGGCAACAGCGTCCAGATTCCGCACTACCGCGGCAACCTGCTGGACGACATTGAGCCGCTCGCGCGGAGCAAATACTCTATCCTTGACCTCGAGTACGGTTACGATCTCCTGATCCGCGGCGAACGGTTTGAGCATGACGAAGTGCTGCACTTCATTCTCAACCCCGATCTGGAACATCCATGGCGGGGACTTGGGCATGCAGTGCTGCTCAAGAGCGTCGCGCGGCAACTCGCCCGCGCGCGGAACACGGCTGCGGCGCTCATGGAGAGCCCGGCTCCGTCGATCATCGTCAAGGTGGACGGCTTGACGGAGGAGTTCGCTTCTCCGGAAGGGCGCAGGAAGCTCTCGGAACAGTACCTCAGCAGCTCCGAAAACGGGCAGCCGTGGTTCATTCCGGCAGAAGCGTTTGCCATTGAGAAGGTGGCACCGCTGAATCTCAATGATCTCGCGATCATAGACAGCATCAATTTAGACAAACGGACGGCGGCGGCGATCATTGGCGTGCCGCCTTTTTTAGTGGGCGTGGGTAAATTTGATCAGGATGAGTTCAACGCTTTTATTCGCATCGTCGTGCTACCGATAGCGCGCGCGATCGAACAAGAGCTGACGCGCAAACTGCTCATTTCCCCGAACTGGTATTTCCGGTTCAATCCGCGCTCGCTGTATGCGTACTCCATCACCGAACTGGGCGAAGTGAACTGCAATCTGGTGGACCGAGCCATCATTGACCGAAACGAAGCCCGTGACGCGCTGGGTTACGATCCCCGGGACGGGCTATCCGAGCTCGCGATCCTGGAGAACTACATCCCGTATTCCAAAATCGGAGAACAAAAGAAACTGGAACTCACCGGCAAGAAAGGAGCGGACAAAGATGGCGAATCATGATCAGCAGCGTCCCGTTGAGCGCCGGTTCCGCAGCATTCAGCCGACACAGCTGCGCGCGGAGGAAGCGGACGGCAAACGCACGATCGAAACCTACTTTGCCGTGTTCGGCGACGTCTACGAGATGTGGCCCGGCGCGACGGAGAGCTTCGATCCTCATGCGTTCGACGGTGCGCTGAGCGCCGACGTGCGCTGCCTCACCAATCACGATCCTTCCAAAGTGCTGGGCCGCACCAAGGCCGGAACGCTTGCGCTCTCGATTGACAACTACGGCCTGAAAGGCGTCGTGGAGATCAACGAACACGATCAGGATGCCATGAACCTGTACGCGCGCGTGCAGCGCGGCGACGTATCCCAGTGCTCTGTCGGGTTTGACATCCTGCGCGAGGACTACCGCATCAACGCGGACGGAACGCAGCACTGGACGATTCTGGAAGTCAAGCTCTACGAAGGCTCCATCGTCACGTTCCCTGCCTACGAAAAAACCGAGGCGGTCGCGCGGTCGCTGCGGATGGCACAGTCATTCGAGTTCTGGCAAAAGAAGATGAAAGAGAGGATGCATCAATGGCACTCAAACAGCTCATGCTGCGAAAAAGATTAGAAGCGGCATCTGCCGAAGCGGACAACCACCGCTCGAAACGAACCGCACTGGACGAACGACAGAACGCGCTACAAACCCGCGAACAGGAGGCGGAGACCGCGTTCAACGAGCTCAACGCCGAATCGACACAGGAAGAGCGCGATGCGGTCGAGCAGGAAGCCAACTCGATCGAGTCGGAGCAGGCGGCGCTGGAGCAAGAGCTCACCGCGCATGACGCGGAACAGACGCGCCTGGACGAGGTCGTTTCCGGCCTCGAAACCGAGGTGCAGCAGCTGGACCAGCGCAGCGCGCCGCCCAAAGCACACAATCCCGCGCTCCCGGACATTCGGAGCAGAAAGGACCCCGGCATGGCAAACAGAACCAAATTTTTCGGCATGTCCCACGAAGAGCGCGACGTGTTTTTCGCGCGTGAGGAGATCAAGACGTTCCTCGCGCAGATCCGCTCTAGCTGCCAGACGCGCGCGGTCACCAACACCACGCTGACGATCCCGGACGTCATGCTGGAGCTGCTGCGCGACTATATGACGCAGTTCTCCAAGCTGGCAAAGCACATCAACATCAAGCGCGTCAAGGGTAAAGCGCGCCAGAACATCATGGGCGCGATCCCCGAGGCCGTCTGGATCGAGGCGGTCGGCTCTCTTAACGAGCTCGACCTCACGCTCAACCAGATCGAGGTCGACGGCTACATGATCGGCGGTTGGATTCCGATCTCCAACGTATACCTCGAAGACAGCGATATGAACCTCGGCGCGGAGATCATGGACGCGCTCGGCAAAGCGATCGGCCTCGGCCTTGACCGCGCGATCCTCTTCGGCACCGGCGTGAAGATGCCCATCGGCATCGTGACGCGACTGCAGCAGACCGCGCAGCCGGGCAGTTGGGAGACGAACGCGCGTGCCTGGACGGATCTGCACGAGAGCAACATCAAGAAGCTCAACATCGCGGACAGCACCGGCGCTGCGTTTTTCATAGCTCTAGTCAAAGCACTAGGCGCAGCGAACCCGCTCTATTCGGACGGCAAAGCCTTCTGGGTCATGAACCGCGCGACTCACATGGACATCAAAGCCAAGGCGTTGGCATTCATCCCGGCAGCGCTGCTTACCGCCGGCGACGGTACGTTCCCGGTGATTGGCGGCACGATCGAAGAGTGCGAGCTCGTCGGCGACAACGAGATCGTCGGCGGTTTCGGTTCTCTGTACCTGCTCTCCGAGCGAGAGGGACAGAAGATTGAATCGTCCGAGCATGTTCGTTTCCTCGAGAACCAGACGGTGTTCAAGGGATACGCGCGTTACGACGGTAAACCGGTCATCGGGGAGGCATTCGTCATGGTCAGCTACGACAACACCGACGCCGCGACCTCTGCCGCGTTCCCGATCGACTACGCGAACACGGAGCTCGGCGTACTCGGCGTGACGGCCACGGCAGGCACTGCTTCCGGTGACACCGTGCTCACGGTCAACGGCAAGGAAGAGAGCGGCACCACGCTCAAGTTCCGCATCGGCGACTTCACCGTTGCCACCGGCGACAAGGTCGTGGGTTACACCGCGCTCACGTCCGGTACGACGCAGATCACCTGCGCGGCAGGCAAGACCATTACGGTGGTCGAACTCGACGCAGCCGGCCGCGTGATCAAGTCCGGCAAGACCGCGGCAGTGCCCAAGGCGTAAGGAAGTCTGAAAGGAGGATGCGGGAGTGGCATATAACGAAACCACGGCGCTTGCGCTGCTCATGGGGCGGCTGGACCGGCCCGGCGTTGCCACGCCCGCTCCTCTGACGGAGTACTGGACCAGCGCGCTGAGAACCGCGGCTGCCGAGCTGACAAAGAAAGGCATCCTGCTGCAGGACACGGTCGAGGATAGCATGCTCGTGGCGAACCTTGCGGCAGATACCCTCCTCAGCCGCGACCGGACCACCGGCAGGCCCGTGTGGTTGCGGATAGCCATCCGCGAGCGGTGGCTGCAGGAAAGGCCGGTGACCGAAGATGAGGGCTGATTGGATTACGCTTGTCAAGACCGCAGTGACGGAATCGACATTTCAGCAGATGACGCCTGTGTCCAGCGTGTCCTGCTGGGCGAAACAGAAGAGCGTCATCCGCAGCGAGTTTTACGCGGCAGACGCAAACGGTCGCACAGTAGACGCGGTGTTCGAGGTGTCGCCCATCGACTACACGGGGCACCAGATGCTGGTGCATCACGCAGCGGGCGGAGACATCGAATATCGCGTTGTGCGGGACTACAAAACAGGACAGGACACCGTTGAGCTCGTCTGCACACGGGTTACGGAGTAACAATATGGCGACGGTAAAGTTTGAAGGCTTCGACGCATATGAGCAGATGCTCGCGAAGCTCGGCGACAGCACGGACAGCGTGCTCAAAAGCATGGTCAGCGCGGGATTGCGCATCCTGTACACGAAGATCAAGAGCGCCAACGCGACATTCGCCCGGTACGCAAAGATGAAAGCCGCGCGCAAGAACCAATACGGTTGGTTTGCGCAGGTGCAGTTCCGAGGCAAGACGGAAATCGGCACACCCGCTGCGCTGGCGCTCAACGTCTACGAGCACGGCCGCAGCGGCAACGACGCACAACCGGCCCGCCCCTGGCTGAACGCTGCCTGCGCGGCAGCGGAACCCGAGTGCGTCGCCGAGATGCAGCGAATCTACGACGAGGAGGCGGAGAAACTTGCCGGTTCTTGAAACGATTGACCTGGCTCTCGCGCCGCTGAAGCTCAAGCATGGTGTCGGCATCTGTGTGGTTAACCCCGCGGTCGACCACTATGTGCTTGTTCCGGATTACGAGCGCGGTTTTGAAGCGGACAACGACGATTACGTCGTCGACGAACACGTCAACATCGAATTCCATTTAAGCGATTACTATCGCACCGTGATCGCATCGGCGAAATCGCTGCTGCGCGCGGCGGATATCGTGGTGCTAGAGAGCCGGTATGTGGAGTACGAAAAAGAAGCACAGAAGCATCATTACACACTGGCCGTATTCGGCCGGAGTTAGGAGAACACATGGAAAACAAGATCCGATACGGCGTGAGCCGGGTGGCCATCGCGCCGGTGACCATCACGGACGGCGTCTATTCCTACGGCACGCTCATCCAGTGGCCGGGTGCCACGAACCTGACGCTCTCGCCCAAAGGCAACATCGAGCCGTTTGAAGCGGACAACCGCGACCTTGTCATGATCGACAAGAGCGAAGGATATGACGGAGAACTCGAGACCGCATACATTCCCACGGCGATCGCAACAGCTATCCTGGCTATGCGGGAGGACAGCAAGAAGGTCGCCATGGAGTATTCCGGGCAGGTCTATTCCCAGTTTGCGCTGCTGGCGCAGTTTCAGGGCGATGCGCACAACCGCAGGATCGCCCTTTACGACTGCGTCGTCACTGCGCGTCCGGAGGTTGCGGCGAAAACAGCAAAATCGCGTACTCCGGATACGACCAAGGTCAAGTTTGCCGCGCGTCCGCGCGCAAGCGACGATCTTGTGCAGATGTACACCAAGAGCGATACGGACGCCACCGTCTACAACAACTGGTTCACGGCCGTACAGGAACCGGCTGCGGGGGTGTAAAACGGTATGGAAAAAGTATTTAAGATTGCGGGACAGGACGTCGGCTTCAAAGCGCCGGCGTCTTTGCCTGTGCGGTACTACAACGCCACCGGAAGAGACCTTTTTGTCGATCTGCAAACGTTGGCGGATGGAACCGAGCAGGTGGAGAACAAGGCGAAATTCGGCAAGAAGAAATCCGACGAGCCCCAGTTCAAGCTCAACAAGAACTGGAACACCATGGTGTTCTACGGTATCGCGCACACCATGGCGCGCGCGTTCGACGATTCCGTCAACCCTAACATCGAGGATTGGATCGACTCCTTTGAGTCGTTCCCCATCTTCGAGATCTTCGGCGAGCTGAAGCCGCTTCTGAACGCGAGCCTGCAAACATCAAAAAAGTAGCCGGCGACGGCGGGCAGATCGATGTTCCCACGTATTTGCTGGTGGCAAAACGCATGGGGTTTTCCGTCGCCGAACTGGATCAAATCACCATAGGACTGTTTCTGGATGCCTGCATTTCCTCTACCGATAAAGCCGTGAAAGATGCCACGCAGGCGGATATCGACCGGATGTTCCCGTGGTAAAAAGGAGGTTGCCCTGTGGGTTATAACATCGGCCCGACCATCGCGGTCAAGGGCGACAAAGAATACGCAAGCGCGCTGAAGAGCATCAAGGACAGCATGAAGCTGGTCGCTTCGGAAGCGGCGGTCATGACCGCGGAGTTTGGCAAAAACAACACCTCCGTTGCGGCGCTAAAGGCGAAGAACGACCTGCTAAACAAATCCATGTCGGAACAGCAGAAAGCCGTCTCCGAAGCGGAGCAGGCGCTCAAGCGCATGGATGAAGCCGGTGTGAAACCGGCCGACGCAGCCTATGTCCAGATGAAAACCAACCTTAACCACGCCAAAGCCGCGCTCGAAGCCACCAAGACCGAGATCCGCGAGAACGGCGAGGCGCTCGAACATGCCGGCAGAAAAACATCCGACCTCAGCGAGAAGTGGAGCGATTTCGCGAGAAGCGCCGGAACACTAGCGACAGGCGCGCTGAAGGGGATCGGCATCGCGATCGGCGCGGTTGCGGTTGCGGCGGTCGCTGCAGGTAAAGCCATCTTTGACCTGACCAAGAACGCAGGCAAGTGGGCGGATGAGCTCTTGACGACCACGGCGCAAACGGACGTCTCTGCGAAAACACTGCAGGAGTGGGCATATGCCGCTCGCTTTATCGACACGGAAGTCGACGATATGACCAAAGGCATGGGCAAGGTTGTCACTGCCATGCGCGAGTCCGTCAAAGGCGGCAAGGACTACATCGACGTCGCGGGCGGCATGCAGGTGTCGCTCATCGGCGCGGGCGGACAGATGAAATCCACCGAGCAGGTGTTCTACGACACAATCGACGCGCTTGGCGGCATCGAGGACGCAACAAAGCGGGATATCGCCGCGCAGGACATCTTCGGCAAGTCGTATCAGGACATGAAGCCATTGATCGACGCCGGTTCGGAAGCGCTACTGCGGTATGCGGCCGAAGCGCATGCGGCAGGGTTGATCCTCTCGGATGAAGCCGTTGCGGCGCTCGGCGGGTTTGACGACCAGATGCAGCAGGTCAATGCGCGGCTGGAAACTGCCGGACGGCTTGCCGCGCTCGTGGCGATGCCATCCATCAGCGGTATTGTGGGCGGTATCACGGAGATTCTGTCTACGATCACCACGGCGCTGTCCGATAGGTTTCAGGAATCCGACATCACGGCGATCTCGGACGCGATCACCCAGCAGCTTAAGCTGGCTGTGGAAGGGGTTGCAAGCGGTGCGCCGGCGTTTGTGGGCGTGCTATCCAACGTCATCTCCGCTGTCGCCGGTATGATCGTCGAGCTACTGCCGGAAATTCTCCCGACACTCGTGACCGCGGCGATTCAGATCGTAACAGGTATCTTCACGACGATCCAGCAGAACGCGGATGCGATCTCGCAGGCGGTCGTGCAGGTCGTCATGATGTTGGCGATGTTCCTCATCGAGAATCTCCCGCTGCTGATTGAAACGGGCCTCGAAATCGTGATTGCGCTGGCGCAGGGCATCGGGCAGAGTCTGCCGGAGCTCATTCCGGCCATCGTCGGCATGGTGCTCGAGATCGTCAGCATTCTGACCAATCCCGACACCGTGATGGAACTCAACAATGCCGCACTGCAGATCATCCTCGCCGTGACGGAAGGGCTGATCCTCGCGCTGCCGGAGCTGCTTACAAAGCTGCCGGGCATCGTACTCAATATCGCGGTTGGCCTGATCGAAGCCGCTCCGCAGCTCTGGGAGAGCGGTAAGGAGCTGATTGCACAAATGTGGGAAGGCATCGTGGCGCGGTTTTCGGAGGTGTTCCTCTCGATCGGGCAGCTGGTCAGCGACAACATCACGCAGCCGGTCAAAGACAAGATCTCGGATTTCTTCAACGTGGGCCGTGACCTGATCATAGGGATCTGGAACGGCATATCGGATAAGATCGCGTGGCTGAAATCGCAGATCAGGGGCTTGGTCAATATCATAAAGGGCTGGTTCACCGGAAAAGAGGGATTCGATGAGCATTCGCCCTCCAAGTGGGCGTTCGGCGTCGGGTACTACCTCACCAAAGCAATTGGTCTCGGCACGGAGAGCGGTATCGGCGAAGCGCTCGCGGCGGCGTCTAATGTCATCAACCGGGTCAAAGCGACGATGTCCGGAACGAGCCTCGATCTGGACGTGAACGGCAACCCGGCTTCTGCATCCGCAGCGGGTGGCGCACAGCAGTATGTGTTCCACATCTACGCGCGTGACAAAGAAACAGCGCTGGAAGCGGCTGACGCGACGCTCGCAGCGTTCCAGCGCGGCAGATGGGCGGTGTCCACATGAAGGATATCTTTACGTATGTCAACGACAACGGCGATACACTCGTGCTCAGCGCCGCGAGCGGCTACCGGATCACGTCTATCACCGGCACGAGTGGCATCTCAGTCAACGCAAATCAGGCGCAAGGCATCGGACAGATCGGCACGACGGTGCAATCGCGCGTCGTGCAATCCGTGCCCATGACGGTCACCGGCTACATCTTCGGCACCCGTGCGCAGATTGAAGCGCGCGCGGAGCGGCTCTTTCAAGTCGTGCTGCCGGACGTCGGCGCACGGATGTATCACAACGGGAATTACTACCGGATCGTGACGCCGACGTCGACTCCTGTCGTCGACAGCAGCATGCGCTTCCCGGGCTTTCAGTTTTCTCTGCTGGCTCCGTATCCCTACTGGATGCTGGATCAGGCGACGAAGACGATCCTCACCGGTGTGCTGCCTAAGTTCAAGTTTCCCTGGAACGTCTCGCAACCGTACCGGTTTGGAGAAACCATCGATACCGCGTTTATCAACATACGAAACAGCGGGCAGGTGGCGTGTCCTTTCACGGCGACGCTGAACGCGAAAGGGCCGGTGGTCAACCCGCGGCTCGTGAACGCGATTACTGGCGAATTCATGCAACTCAACCGCTCCATGGTAGCCGGCGAGCGCGTGACCATCCGCATCACGCACGATTTGACTTACGTCACCTCAACGATCGACGGCGATATCCGTGGTGATCTGGAGATCGAAAACACACTCACAGCAATGGCCGTCGGCGACAACCTGATCAAGACGGAGGCGGACGATGGCGCTTCAAATTTGGTTGCGAGTATCGACGTGGCGATCGAAAAGGTGGCGATACTGACATGTTAGTGGCATATAACCCGACTTTGACCGGATACCACGAGATAAGAGCCAACTCGTATCAGACGGAAGAGTGGTACAACGACATCGGCAAATTCACACTCATCGTACCGCCGACGAACTACAACATCCAGCACCTTGTGAAGGGCGCAATCCTGTACCGTAACATGATCAACCAGGCAATGGTGATCACACGCGTGTCGCCGGACACCTCGCAGGATCGCATCACGGTCAACGGATACACGACCAACTGGCTATTGAACAAGCGGACGATCACATCGCCGGCTGTCATCTCGGCAGTGGAGAGCGGCATATACGCCGCGGTCAATGCGAATCTACGCGGCCTGCCGAACGTCCAAACTGCACCACTGCAGGCGCTCTCCGGGACGCACAGCGCGATTCTCTTCGGCGGGCAGTTGCTGGAGGAAGTCATGCCGATTCTTAAAGCAGTTGAGCTAGGGCAGCGGATGCGTTTTGACACAAAAATCCGCAAACATGTCTTCGAACTCTACAAGGGCTCGGATCTGACAACCGGGTCGCATGCCGTGATCTTCTCCGACGAACAGGGCACTGCGCGTGACCTCAAGATCGAGGATGACGAGAGCCTGTTCAAAAACGTGATCTATGTGCTGGGGACGCTGACCGACGGTTCGACCACCGTTCGGACGGTCGGCACGGCAACCGGCGCGGATCGATACGAATACTGGCACGACTCGCGGCTCAAGCAGGAGAGCGGCGAGCTGCTCGTGTCGTTTCAGGCAAGGATGGACGCTTCGGGTGTTGCCGAAGCAGCCAAACGGGTGCGCAGCCTTGGCTTCTCCGTCCGCGTCGATCCCGGCGAATACGGGGTCAAGTACCGGTTGGGCGATCGCGTGCGGTGCGTATCCCGGCGCTTTGGCGTGCAGTTCACCGCGATCATACAGGGTGTAAAACGCACGATTCAGGCGCAGAGCGAAACGGTGTCGATCGTACTGGGCGAACCGGAAATCACAGTGATTGGAGAGATGAAATTAGCATGGCGCAGATAAAGAGCTATCCCAACAACGTCAACGAAGAGATCGGCGCGGAAAACGTCATGCGCTGGCACCACGGCCGGACACGCGGCGTCTACGGTGTGCCGGGCGAGCTCGCTGTCGCAGCGCTGACCACGCCCGGCATGGCGGTAACGGTCTCCGACGGCGGCGGATGGCTGACGGACGCGAGCGGCAACGGCATCCATTTCTGGAACGACGTCTTTGCTGTGACAGCGGCGCTGCTGCAGCTGCCGGTGGCGACCGCGGACGGTGTGCTGAACCGCATCGACCGCGTAATCGTCGAGTGGTCTACCCCGAACTATACACAGCTGCCGGAGATCAAGATGCTCAAAGGCACCAATGCAGTTTCACCGGTTGCTCCAGCACTCACGAACGACGCGTCACTGCGGCAGATTTCGCTTGCTCGTATAGCGGTGGCGGCGGGTACTTTGGCGATCACGGCAGGCATGATCACAGACGAGCGGCTCGACTCTTCCGTCTGCGGGGTCGTAACCGAAACGACCGAGGTCGACACCTCCATGGCCGTCGCGCAGTTCAACGAAATCCTCAGCGAAGCGCAGGGTCTTGTCAACGACCTGCAGGGCGAAGCGGTCATTGACCACGCCGCAACACACGAACCGGGCGGAGACGATCCTGCGAAGTTTGTGTTCTACGGCGGCGCGCAGGTGCTCACGGATGCAGAGAAAGCGCAGGCGCGCTCAAACGTCAGCGCGGAAGCCGCGAGGCTGCAGTTTCTTAACACCGTTGTGGACAATGCGGCGTTTGTATCCAACGCGACCTACGCAGACTTTCCGTTCCGGGCATCTGTGGCACTCACGGGCGTTCTCTCCACCATGGTGCCGCACGTTGTGTTCGGTGCGGTGGATGCGATTAGCGGGATCTTCGCGCCGGTGTCGGACTGTTATAACGGCGGGGTTTATCTCTACGCTTCCGAGGTGCCGATGGCAGATATCACGGTTCCGACGATCATCTGCTGGAGGTAAGCAAATGAAACTGGAACGGAACCGGGCAGAGCGCCGGAGCAAACAAGGCTTTCCGATCCTATACAAGGGGATTCCATACCTGATCTTCGCGGCGCTCGCGGCAGGCTTCCTGCTTGGTTCCCCGCAGATGATCGCAACCTCATCCATCGCGCAGGCGGCGAAGAGCACGGTGACCGTCGTTGAACGCAAGCAGTTTCCATTCGCGTTTGCAGGCTACCTCGGCAAGACCAACAGCGTCCTCTCCAGAGGGTTCTCGGAGGATGATTTCACCTATACCGGCTCAAAGACGTGGGTGGATGACTTAGATGGAAACTGGCGACTCAAGTTTCTCTCGAGCGGCACCTTCACACCCAAGAAGAAGGTCACCATTGACGTGTTCATTGTCGGCGGTGGCGGCGGTGGCGGCCTTGGTGTTGCATCCGGCTCCGGAGGCGGTGGCGGCTATACCGGAACATGGACGAGTATTGAGCTAGCCAAAGGACAGGCGTATTCGATCGTGATCGGTGCGGGCGGAGGTGGCAACGCCGCGGGCGGAATCAGCTCGGCATTCGGGCACAGCAAGAACGGTGGCAGCCCGGGCAGCGGAGCGGCTTCCTATTCGTATCAGGATACGACTGGCGGTGCTGGCGG